GTTTCGGAATGCTTGGAGGATTGCAGCATGACACAGACTTTCATCAAGATCGGCGCAACAAGCTATGACGCCGCAGACTACACCATCCCCGCAGAACGTACCTTCCGTGGTGCTTGGGAGGCTAACGCTGACGCAGGTATTATCTCTGTAGACATGGCAGCAGCTAAAGACATCTGGCGTGACAAGATACGGCAGTGCCGTACAGAGCCACTTGAAGCCCTCGACACTGCGTTCATGAGGGCGTTGGAGACAGGTGCTGACACCGCACGGATCACGGCTGACAAACAAGCCCTGCGTGATGCACCAACCCATGCTGACATTGATGCAGCTACAACCCCAGAGGAGCTGGCTGCTGTGCAACCTGCTGGCCTAACGGTGGCATGATATGACCCAAGCGCTTGGCATAAGAGGCACGTATCAAGCCATCCGCACTGCTAACGGCAGCGCTCAACACATTGCAGTCTCGTTAGTTGGGCTTTCGTATTGCGGAATGTTTATTGGTGTGGTGCCTGATCCTATTCTTTATGCGTGGGCAGGTTCTTCTGGTCTGGTGCTTTTAGCTACCGTTTGGTTCAGGAAAATTTGGCTAAAGCGAGCGTTACTTCTGGACTTTATATTATCGTTCACAGTGCTGACGTTCTATCTAATGCACGATCACGACGCGCCGACTGGCCCAGTGTACCATGTTATGAAGGCGCACGGCATGGAAGTCGCGTCTCGCGGTCAGTCAGCTATGGGAATGTTAGATATGTTTTCGCATAGTTTAGCGTGTGTTATGATGGCTGTGTGGAGCCTCTACCTAGCCAATCTAGTTCAGCGGCAGTTGCTAGAAGCTCACCGTTTTGAAGTTGCGTTTGAAGGTGAGGGGCTGAAATGAATATCGACATGGCGATGCTAACGCCAATTATTATTGCGCTGGTCGGGGCGGGTGGTCTTTGGCAGTTGCTTTCATTAAAGGCCAAGCAGGGGCACGAGGCACTGATGCGAGATAGAAGCGAGCGGACGGAGTTTAACGAGACATTGAAACAGCAGGTAGACCGACTCGCCGAGCAGGTAAACAAGCTCGTCTCTGAAAAAGAAGCGCTGCTAAAGTCTATTGGTAACTTGAAAGCCGATCTTGCAGCCGCGCAGGTCACAATCAAGTCGCTCGAACAAGCGATGATGAGGAAATAACATGAGAAACATCGACACAATTATTGTTCACTGCACGGCAACCCGCCCGGACTGGTGGTCGAGTAAAACCTCGCAGCAAAAGGTGGACGAGGTACGTCGATGGCACGTCCAAGATCGTGGTTGGTCAGACATCGGCTATCACTACCTCATCGATCGAGACGGAACCTTGGTTGAGGGCCGTCCTCTAGATCGTACTGGTGCACACGACAAGGGCCACAACACAGGCTCTGTTGGTATCTCTTTGTTTGGTGGACACGGCGGTAACGTAGCTGACCAGTTCGAGGACAACTTCACAGAAGATCAAGACCGGGCCTTACGTGAGTTGATCGACACGCTAAAAGCTGACCACCCGATCACCAAGACCATTGGTCACAATGAAGTGTCAAGCAAAGCATGCCCCACATTCGTTGTCTGTGATTGGTTGGCTAAAGCCCCTGCCGTTGCGCAAGCGCCTATGGTTGCATCGGGTCAGCGCGCGCGGCCAGCCCAAAGTCGCACGGTGCAAACCTCCGTAGTCCAAGGTGTGTCTGCGGCAGGTGGTGCTGTTGCTGCGCTACAAACGCTCGATGGCACAGCGCAGATCGTGGTGCTGGTTGGGTGCTTTGCTTTCGCAGCGATGGCGATGTTTATTTTGAAAGAGCGCCTCAAATCATGGGCCGCTGGATGGCGTTGATTGGCTGATGTTTATACTGGCAAAACTAAAAATGTATTTCGTCGCCGCTGGCGCTGTCATTGCCGCTCTTGGCGTGGCTTACTTTCGAGGACGGTCCGCCGAGGCCGCAGCAGAACGTGAAAGGGAATTGAATGAGTACGTTGAAACACGTAAACGGATGGACGCCGTGGACAGTGGTGACAGTCCTGACGATGCCCATGCTTGGCTGCGCGAGCGTCAGCAGTCCAAACGCGATATGTGACGGTACAGAAGCACTGCGTGATACGCACACACAGGCGCTAATTGAAGACGGCGGTGATCGCTCTGTTATAACGGGGGCGGCGCTGATAGCCGCGCTTGATGCCGGGTGCGCCCAGTGAGCCTTCCGTATTATGTTGTCCCGGAATATTGGTTAGAGGGCTACGCTGAGGGCGACGCCAAGATCGTGGCGGCGCAGGCGACCGCAACGCTGACCACGGCAGCCTCGGTAGCTCTTTTAATAAGCGCAGAGGCGTCCACAGCGGCGTCGGCAACAACGGCGGCCAGCGTTATCCGTGTGCGGCAGGTTAATGCCACAGCGGCGTGTGCTGCGACAGCCTCTGCGGACGTTATCCGTGTGCGGCAGGTTAATGCCACAGCGGCGTGTGCGCTGTCCATAACAGCCGTCACGGCGATCATCAGCAACGCAAGCGCAGCGACGTCTGCCAGCCTTGCAATGACCCTTATCCCGCAGCGGCAGCGCAAGGCTATCGCGTTTACGTCAATCTCTGCTATAATGGCCGCAAGCGCCCGCCTAAAGTGGGAGCCAGACGCGCCGACAGCGGAGGTTTGGACCGAAATAGCGGCGAACGGAGAGACTTGGACGCCACTGAGCGCAACACCTGAGACGTGGGTGCCTGCGGTTATCGCGTCGGGAAATTGGACACCAGCGGCAAACACCGCGACGACATGGACGGAGAAATAAAATGGCGGCCTTCACATACACAGCTCCGACAGTCGGGGGAAGTTCCGACACATGGGGCACTACGCTAAACACGAACTGGGCAAACCTGTCCACGTTCCTCGGATCGCTGGACAGTGCCGAGCTGGCGGTGCTGGACGGAATTACAGCGACCACGGCGGAGCTTAACATTCTTGACGGTGTGACGGCGACCACGGCGGAGCTTAACATCCTTGACGGCGTGACCTCTACCGCAGCCGAGCTTAACATTCTCGACGGAGTTACTGCCACGACGGCAGAGCTGAACTATACAGACGGCGTTACCTCCTTGATCCAGACGCAGCTTGACGCTAAGGCGGCGAACACCACACAGGCCGAGGCTACATGGGAAGCTGGCACGGGCACAACGGAAAGCGTTGTCAGCCCTGCTAAGGTTAAGGCCGCTGTTTTGGCTTTGCAGACATCGCCAACTGTAGTGCGCTCCTCTGCATTTACTGGTTTCGCTACAAACACTTACAGCCATTCCCACGGCATCGGATCAGTGCCTGACCTAGTGTGGGCAGAGATAAAAATTGTCACGGCAGTAGCTGGTTTTTCGGTTGGTGATGTTATTAAAATAAATAACACAAATGAGCTTGATGAAGACAACATCATTACAACCTTATCAGGCAGCTCCACCACTCTTAATCTTTCGCAGACTAGGGCAGACATTTCTCGCTATGTAGCTAATAAGTCCAGTGGCGTCTTCAGCACCCTCCCCGTTGCAAATATTGAGCTTTACCTAGTTGGGGTCTGGTTCTAGTGCCACTGGTCCAAATCTCACCGCCCCCCGGCTTCCGCTTCCACGGCACAGACCTTGAGAGCGAAGGCCGCTGGCGTGACGGCAGCCTTGTGCGCTGGCGCGACGGCAGCCTGCGCCCAGTCGGCGGCTGGGTAGACCGCATCGGTTCTGCGGTCTACAACGCCGCCCCGCGCGGTATGCTGGGCTGGGAGGCAAACGACGGCACGCGCTTGATTGCTGCGGGCACGTACAATAAGTTGTACGCCACGACAGGCAGCGGCACGACCTACGACATTACGCCCGCCGCGCTGACGGCGGGCACAGAAGACGCCACGGTCAACACGGGCTACGGCGGAGGTTTTTACGGGCGGGGCTTTTACGGGCAGGAAGTGCAGGCGACTGGGCAGTATTCCGAGGCGACTTCGTGGTCGCTGGATACGTTTGGTCAATTCTTGGTGGCCTGCAACCCTGCCGACGGGAAGCTCTGGGAGTGGCAGCTCGGCACGGGCAGCGACGCAGCGGTCATCGCCAACGCACCTACTGGTTGCTTGGGCCTCGTCGTGACGGAGGATCGTTTTGTCTTTGCGTTGGGCGCATCGGGCGATCCGCGCAAGATCGCTTGGTGCGACTTCGAGGACAACACGTTGTGGGCGGCGGCCAGCACAAACCAAGCAGGCGACATTACGCTGCAAACGCCCGGTCAGATCATGGCGGGCATCCGCACGGCAGGCCAGACGCTCATCCTGACCGATCAGGACTGTCACAGAAGTACATATGTGGGGGCGCCGTTTATCCACCAGTTTGAGCGCGTGTCGAGCGCCTGCGGGTTGATCGCGCGTAAGGCCGTGGTGGACACGCCTGCGGGCGTATTCTGGATGTCCAGCGCGGGCTTCTTCACGTATGACGGATCGTCCGTTCGTGAAATCCAGTGCGACGTGCATGACAAAGTATTCAGCGACCTGAACCCCGCACAGATCAGCAAGTGCTGGGCTGTGTCCAATGGGCCGAACGGAGAGGTTTGGTTTTTCTACCCGAGCGCGAACAGCCTTGAGATCGACCGCTACGTTGTCTTTGATTACAAAGAGGGCCACTGGTCTATGGGCGCCCTGGCGCGCAGTGCGGGCATTGATCGCGGTGTATTCAAGACGCCAGTTTGGGGCGACCCAGACGGGTCGATCTACAACCACGAAACGGGCTTCAACTACGACGGCGGCGAAGTCTACGCCGAGAGCGGGCCATTTAAGATCGGCGCGGGCGAAAACTTGGCCGTCGTGACCAGCCTGATCCCAGACGAGCTTAATCTAGGCGACGTAACCACGACGTTTAAGACACGCCTGTACCCCACGTCTGCTGAGACGTCCCACGGACCATTTACAATGACACAACCCACCAGCGTGCGCCTCCAAGGGCGTCAGGTGCGGATGAAGGTCACGGGCAACACGCCCTCAGCGTGGCGTGTCGGGAGGTTCCGCTTTGAGGCCAAGCCGGGTGGCAAGCGATGACGTCTATCGCGCCACCTCCGCAGGGCACTGACTGGAAGGTTTGGGCGCGGCAGCTCGGCGCATACCTGTCGCGCGCGCTGCCGACGCTGCAATTCAAGACGGGTAACGAGACAGCCGCAGAGAATGGCATTTTGTTGTGGGACAACGTAAACGAATATCCAGTAATTTCAAAGAACGGCGAGTTCCGTCAGATCGTGTTGAGCGATGGTCAGTACGCTGGGCACGTCCTGACGGACCAGGCAGCGGCATCTGCAAACACGGCCTACGCCCTGACATACACCGCGCAGACCGCCGACGGTATTACTAACGGCACGCCCGCGTCTCGTTTGGTGTTTGGGGAGGCCGGGCAGTACATGGTGTCGTTTTCGGCGCAGATTTCGTCCTCGTCTGGCAGCACGGTAAACTTCTGGTTCTGGCCGCGTATCAACGGCGCAGACATCGCGAGCGCTTCTATGAAAAATGCCCTGCACCAGAACGGCGCGACGCTGGTCGTTAGCCGATCTAGCGTTTTCAACGTGTCGGCGGGCGACTACCTTGAAGCCATGTGGGCTGTGGACAGCACTAGCGGCACTCTGGACGCCTCGGCGGCGACTGCTTTTGCTCCCGCCGCGCCTGCGTCTACGATCTTGATAACAAGGCTACATGGGTGACAATGGGTGAGGAAAGTGATAATATCCGCTTAGTGTATGTGCCAAGAGCCGAAATCGAGGACTACTGGGACGTCGCGGGTCCGCTTATTGCGTTAGCGCAGCGGCGCTACGCAAACGAGTACGGGCTTGAGGATGTTAGATCAGCCCTTGACGAAGGTAGGGCAATACTGTGGATGATACAGGTAGACGGTGAGTTTATGGCGGCGATGACAACGACAGAAGACAACCAGCCGCGCCGCAAGACGTTGCTGATTGAGTTGTTAGGCGGCAAGCACGCTGATATATGGGCGGAGAAGGCTTTACACGAGTTGGCTCGCGTTGGGCGAGCGGCGGGTTACGACGCCATTGAGACAAAAGCGCGGCTGGGTTGGATGCGCCTAGCAAAGAAACACAACTTCCGGCCTAAGCATGTGGCCTATGAAATGGATTTGACATAATGGGTAGCAGCAAAACAACAACTGAGCAGACAATGCCGCAGTTTCAGCAGGATTACTTGGAAAACACGGTTATCCCGTTTGCTACAGGAGTTTCCGAAACCCCCTTCCAAGCGTTTGAGGGTCAGCGGACGCCGGGAATGAGCGGCTACACCACGCAAGCGGGCGGGCTGTACGGCGACATTGCGGGTATGGGCAACATGACGCCCGCGGACTACCAGAGCCGCATCAACCAAAACCTCGCAGGGTTCCAAGGCAACGTAATTGACCCGACCATGGCGGCGATGGACCGCCGCTACGCGCAAGAGCGTGTCGGCCAAGACGCTAACGTGATTGGGTCAGGTGCTTTTGACAGCAGCCGCCGCGCAGTGTTTGAAGGCGAGCGCGAGGCTGGCCGCGATGTGGAAATGGCGCAGACGCTGGCTAACCTAAACCGACAGGGCTACGACGCAGCGACTGCGCAGACTATGGCTCAGCTTGGTATGCAGCAAAGCGCATTAGGCGCGGGTGCTGCGTGCATGATGGGCGTAGGCTCAGCCGAAACTGCGCTTAGCGCGGCAGGGCTTGACGCCGCCTATCAAGAGTTCATGCGCGAGCAGCAGAACCCGTACCAGCAACTTAGCGCGCTATCTGGCGGCGCGGGGGCTATTCCGGGGGGCTACGGCACCACGACA